GTCGCCCGGCTTGCAGTCCACGCTGATCCGGCACGGCGTATCCATGATGTCCGAACCGGTCAGGCGAACATAAGCCGTATTGCCATCGACCCGTGTTACCGTGCCGGTATAATCGGATCCGGATGGCTTATTCTTTTTCAGCATCCGCACCAAATCTCTAAGTTCGCTCATAAGCAGCGTCCTCCGATGTCCTCGCACCATATCCAAGCTCGATGCTCTGCTCTGTCACTCTGAATGTTCCGTCAATCTTCACGCCCGGAAGCCGTATCTCAACCAGATCAGTCGGATACACATCCGGCATATACCTTCTGGAATACGACACCGTTCTGGACGGCAACTGTGCTTCTGTCAGTTTCCGCATCGCATATTCCGCAATGCTTTCCTTACTTCCGAGTGTCGGTGATGTGTCATTCAGCCAGATTTCGCCGGAACCGCCTCGATTCTGGCGGCGTTCCTCGATTGCATCAGCGTCCCTGTATTCCGTTGACTTGTCTCCAGAGATAACCCGGATACAGTTGGGAACACTGAACCAGTCCTGAGCGTCTTTGATGCTTAGTTCAACCACATCATTCTCGAATGCATCGAACACGGCAGCAGGCTCAGTTGGCATCGAGCAAACGTGAATTACGCCGTCCCCGGTGATCCTCAATCGCCAGCCAATAGCATTCAGGATCATCCATGCCACATCAAGCTGTGAATCTGTAGTCTCCGCAACAATGGCGTCAACCAGTGTCGGACTATCTTCCTCGATCTCTACCGGCGCAGCTCCCACACTCAGAAGTTCTGCAACCAGCTGCGCTCCGTCAGCTCCAGCAGGTGCGAAATATCCCTTCGGAACCAGCACATCCGCAGCAGGCTTAAGAACCGAATAGACCTCGACTGGGAACGTTGTCCTTGTTCCGTCAAGATCTCTTGTCGGCGTGGATGCCAGTCCGGTGAACAGCGCCACACGAGCGCCGCCACCTTCCTGATTAGCTTTCAAATAGATTCGAATCCAGCATTCTCCCGGATTCTCTGTCATGGACAGATCAGCTGACTGCATCAAGCCTTCGTTGTTCCTGGAAATCGATCCGGACACAAAATCAAACGATCCCGCATCCAACCAGGACACAGGATCAACTCTCTTTAATTCGTAGAGAGCAGAAAAACCACTATTCCAGTTCATTCTCTGCCCTCCTTATTGCCCGATCGGATGCATCTGATCCCACTCTTCCAGTGTCAGTCCCACAGGTTCCTGTGGATCCACAGCCTGTATCGTCATCGAGTATGTAATCTTCTTGGTCTCATAACTCTGGGACTCGCTTATCTGGATGTCACAGGTGAGTGATGATCCATCTGGAGTGCGGATGTGAGCAACTCCAGCATAATCGGCAAGATCTCTCATGGCGAGTTGCTTGTCGAGGTCGAGATTTCGCACAAGGACCGTATCTGCTGACAGGTCTCTGGTCACTGCAGGATTCCAATCGCCTTGCACGGAACCGCCGAGATAAGAAGTCCGCTTGAAGTCCTTGTTCCACTTGTTGCTCAGTTCGATGTTATACGGAAGCTCAATCTGCTCGCCGTTTACATTGATAACCATCTGCTGTTCTTCTAAGATGTCTCCATCGGCGGAATCAGAATCATACCAAGCAAATCCCTGTTCTGTCACATAATCCCCATTAGCTGTAATCATGACGATTCGATGTCCACAGGATTCTCCGAAGCCAGGATATGGATCCACGTAAGTCTCGCCGAAGGTCGCACCCTTGTAGACCAGCTCCGGCTGATCAGCAGTGATCCTGTAGATGTTACAGGTATCTGTTTCCAGAGCGCCTTCCGGTGCGATCGGAGTGATCTTAGCGATTCGCTGATATTTATCTATCTTCACTTCCACAATTGGCACAATGGCTTTATGCGTCCAGTTGACCGTGAACGGAATCTCTTCTGATGCCGTCTGTCCATAGTCATCGATGACCGTTGCGATCAGCGTATACTTTGCACCATCGTCCAGTCTTCCGACCAGATCGTCGACCGTGATCGTGATCGGATTCTCGCCGGTCTGGCTGAAGGTCGCAATCGTCTCACCTTCGTATCCGTCATAGTCCTTATCATCAGGCCTGTACAGGTGATAGTCTTCTGCCCTTACAATGGACAGAACTGTCGTGCCGGTTGCGCCGGCGCCGGTCACCGTGACGTTCATGGGCATGTTCACGATTCCCAGATTAGCGGTGATGACCTGACGCACATATGTCTGTGCAACGATGCCCTTCTCGATCGTGAAGACTGAGCCATCGTAATACTTCGCCCTGTTTTCTGCCGTGTTCGGCAGATTCCAGCTGCTTGACGACCACTCACCCTGTGTCTGGTATCCTGTCACGGCAATAATCGTGCCGCTCTGTGCTTCGATCGCCGGATTAAACGTGATGATTCCGTCGTCGATGTTGTTAGAGAAACTGCCTTCCTCCAGTGCCACACCGTCAACGCTGATGCTCTCGATCAGTGCGAACGGAATGTGCAATTCGCTCACCGTTGTCTCGCTGTCAATCTCCTGCGAAATCGTGAACCGCTCTGCACGAACGTCCCGTGCTGTATATACGATCCGCAGGCTGTTGCTCTGGACATTGATAGTCACCGGCTCCGCCACGTACAGGCTTACCGCCTCCGACCACGCAGACTGAAGGCCTGCCGTTGTCGTGACTCGGACGGCAAGATAATACATGTTACCTGTCGCCCATTCTTGCTCAATCACGACGCTCTGGCCTTCGGAAGTTGACGCCACAACATCGCCATATACAGGATCGTTGTTTGAATCAAATGTCACTAAGCAGATTTCCGCATAAGCCTGCTCCGTGTCACCTGTTGCGCTGTATGCCCATCTGGCTGTGACGGAACCGCCCTCATTGATGACGGATTTACTCAGAGACAGCGCAGGCCTGTCAGGTACGCTCGACAGATTGTAAGCAATCATCTGCGACCATGGGCCTTCTACAGTTTCGTCTCCGTCCTCTCCGATAAGCCGGACTCGGAAGTACCAGGTCTTGCCGACTTCCAGATCCGCAACAACCCACGATGTCACCTGCTTATTCTCGACCGTGTACGAAGACGGTTCGTTCGTGGATTCCCATGCTTCCGGATATTCCGACCACGAGATTTCCGCCGAAACAGCATTGTCCCATGACCATTCCCATCCAACTCTGACAGTACCATCTCTGGGGCCTTCAATGACAGTCACGTTTGCCGGAGGAACTGCAACGATGTCAGAATCTGTTACCGTGTCCGAAATCATCTTTGGCTTGACGATCAGACTCTGCGCATCATATTCCCCGACAAACGCATAAGCACCGAAGCAGGTCGTGCTGGCGCCTACAATCTCCGGGACATTGACCGTTCCGGATGTCGTGCCGTGCGGAAGAATCAGGACGATCTTATCATTGCTCGGATTGTCCTCCGGTCTGAAGAAGATAGCCGTGTGTGCAGCTGGTACGCTCGTTCCTTCAGTGATTGAGATTGAAACATCGCCGGAAGTGGTATTCGGAGTGGCATTGATGGTCGGAGCTGTCAGCTTGCCCGTCTGCGCCAGAAGTGCATTACTGTAAGATGCATTGCCGTCATGATCGAGCATGATCCGCACCCACAAGCACTGATCCACTCCGATCGCATCATCTACATTTACGATAATCTTGTCAGCACTGTTCGTCTTGGACAGTTCAATCGCATCTGACCATCCAGATGCCGGAGCTGACAGGTCTGCGTCTGTCGGATTTGCGATTACGTACTGGAGAACAACTTTATCGATAGGGAATCTGCTGTCAGGGAAATCATTCCAAGATGCAGTAATCTGCGTGTATGTTCCCTTCGTGACAGCTTCGGCTTTCGTCAGCTGAGGTTCGCTCGGAGCGCCATAAGCATGACTTACTTCCCTGACCGATGTCCCGGCGTTCCCGGTTGCTTCGATCTTGAACCACCGCACGAAGTTTCCCTCAGCAATTGCTGTGGTGTCCTCCGTGATCGTGACGCTTCCTGATGCGCCTCTTGCTGTTGCTGTTCCCCAGCTGGTCGGTCTGGCTGTACCACGCACGATTGT